TAGAGGGACGACACACACCATGTTTTTGACTTTTTTTGAGCCAACATTTTTACACCCTATCCAGGGTCGGCTGGAGGGTTTGCGCTGACTACGGGTATTTACGGCAGAGCGCACCGGATTTTGCGCGACCTCCGATGATTTCTCTGAATTTCCGCCTATAAGTCACATTTTGAACTTTTAGGATAAATATGCTATAATAAAAGCAAGTGAGTTTGTAAGATAGCCACATTGCCTTTCGGCGTGTGGCTTTTTTCGTTAAAAGGCAGGCCTATGACGTTCGAAGAATTCCAAAAGCAGTTTGAAGACGCAGACGAGAAGAAACGTGCTGTCCTGTCCGGGCTTATCGAAGAAGCTTATGACTGCAAAAGCGAACTCGTGGAACTGAAGCGGCAGATACTGGACCTGAAGGAGCGAAAAGCGAAATTTGGCGTCATCGCAAAAAGGGAGAAACTGCTGATCCAGAAGCGGGCAAGCTACACCAACATGATGTCAAAACTTTGCCGGGAATTGTGCGCTGTCGATAATACCGGCATGGATGACGAAGGTTTGGAGGATTACGAATAATGCCCAAGATCGAAATCAAAACCATTCCCGGAACCGCCGAAATCGTTGAAAGGGCGGTCGAAGAAGAAAAGAAGCCTGAGAAGAAGGCCGAGAAGAAAAAGAAGTCCGAGAAAAAGACTGAGGAATAATGTCTTATTTTGCTGAGTATCTGAGTGAAATTCGCTCCGGTAAGATCATAGTCGGGAGAGAGCTCATGAATGAGCTTGAGTACCTTGAAGCCGACTTGACGAATCCGAAGTACCTGTATGACACATCAGACTCAGAAAAGCGCATCCGCTTTATTGAACGTGAATGCAAGCACTATGAAGCACCCTGGGCGGGGAAACCTTTCCTTCTTCTCTTGTGGGAAAAGGCAGTCATAGAAATCCTTTACAGTTTCAAAATCTGGGACGAAGACCTCCAGAGGTGGATCAGACGTTTCAAAGAAATGACGCTACTGGTCAGCCGCAAGAACGGGAAAACACCGCTTGTTGGTTCAATCATTCTTTCAGAGTTTTACTGCGGGGAAATCGGCACAAAGGTCATGTGCTCATCCAATGACTATGACCAGGCGTCCCTGATGTTCGATGGGGTAAACGCCATGCGTGAGGAATCGCCTCGTTTGGATGGGACATCCCATAAGAACATCAAAGGCATTTTCATGGGGAATCCAAAAAAGAAGAATGCCCGCGGGAAGTTTTCGTACCAGAATAAAGGATCCATCCGGAAGATGTCCTCAAAGGGCGGCGCGAAGGAAGGTCGAAACCTCAAAGTCGTTGTGGCGGATGAGGTGCATGAAATGCAGGACAACCGTCTGATCGAACCACTGCGTCAGGCAATCTCCACACAGGACGAGCCACTATTTATAGAGATCTCCACCGAAGGATTCATTAATGATGGCTATCTCAGCACACGCCTTGACATGGCACGGAAGATCCTTTCGGGTGAAGCTGTCAATGACCGTTGGTTAATCCTGTTGTATACACAGGATTCGGAAGAAGAAGTCTGGCAAGATGAGCAGGCATGGTACAAGTCGAATCCGTCATTAGGCGCAGTCAAGAAATTCTCATACCTTCGTGAGCGGTTAGAAGAAGCGCGGCAACAGCCAAGCACCAGAGCCTTCACGCTTGCGAAAGACTTCAATATCAAGCAGAACGCCACCGTAGCGTGGCTGAGTCTGGATCAGATCAGGGACGAGGGAACATTCTCTCTTGAGGAATTCCGTGGACTGCCCTACATCGGCGGGTGTGACTTTGCGGAAACGACAGATCTGTGCGCCGCGGTCATCATGCTGAAGAAGCCTGATGAGGACACGACTTACCTGTATCCGCATTACTGGATCCCAGAAACTAAGGCGGATATCCAGTTATCCGATGGAGATAACGCGCTGAATCCCGAAAAGAAGGATTACCGAGAATGGGCGCGGATGGGATACGTCACCATCTGCCCGGGATCGGAAGTCTTCGTTGCCGATGTGGCGGAATGGTTCTATGAGCTCTATAAGCTTTATCACGTCTATCCCTTCAAGGTTGGATATGACAACCGCTTTGCTCTGGAATTCCGCAGACGCTTTGAGGATCTGATCGGGACAGGCGTTGCGGAACAGGTGCTGCAAACGACCGTCAGCCTGTCAGAGCCGATGCGGTCCATGGAAGCGGAACTGACCATGCACCGCGTCCAATACAATCAAAATCCCGTTTTCAGATGGAATCTTGAAAACATTTCCGTTGAAACGGATAAAGACGGATACATCAAACCGAAGAAGAATTTCGGTAATCCCCGTAACCGCATTGATGGCGGTGCTGCTGCGCTCAACTGCTATGCCATGCTCCAGAGGAACAGGGCTGAATATCTTGAGACTGTCAAGGTGATGGCGCAGAGCAGAACACCGGAAGGAGTCGCAGCGTAATGGGCTTATCTCAATGGTTCCAGAAACTGCTCGGTAATCGCACCAGGGAGGACAGCACCCAGAACTGGATCATGTCCCCTTACGTTTTTACCGCGAGTGGATACAAAGTAGACGAAGACGGATGGGTATATCCAGAAGAGAATATCTATGAAAGCGATGCGGTCAATAATCCTATTGACAAAATCGCGACCGAGGTATCCAAAGTAAATCTTCGGTCTATTGTTGTAAAGGAAAGTAAGATCACCATCCAGGATGATGATATCTCACGCCTTTTTGCCTACCACCCCAATCCGTTGCAAACCACCGCGGACTTCATGAATGCGCTTGTCTGGATGCGGGCGAAGTACGCCAACACTTTTGTGTATCCTCAATTCACCTGGGTGACCGATAAGCTTGGCCAGAAGCATAAAAAATTCACCGCATTCTGGATCCTGAAACCGATCGACTTTGAAGTAGGCACAGATGAATCCGGGAATGTCTGGGAAATCAAATTCATCTTGACCACAGGGGAGGAATACATACTTCCTTATGAGGACATCATCCATCTGAAATGGCGCAGAGGCACAAACCTTTTTAAAGGCGGCGGGGACGACTTTGGATTCCCGAACACATCTGACCTGACGAAATCCGTCAACGCTCTGAATGCTACCATTGAGGGGTTGCCGAAGGCTGTGCTGTCATCGCTCCAAATCAAAGGCGTATATAATGTCAAATCTCTTCTGGAGCGCGCCAGGATGGATGAACAGCGTGACAACTTTGAAAAGCACATCCTGGACTCAAAGATGGGCATGGTCGTGACCGATCTTGGCGGGGAGTTTACGCCTGTCAATATGCAGTCTCCGGTCATCCCCGAAGGCCTGACGAAATTCATGAAGGACAGCATCAATCAGCGTTACGGAGTTTCCGAAGCGATTCTGAGCGGTGACTATACCGCAGATCAGTACGATGCTTTCTTTAAGGCCTGTGTAGAGCCATTTATGAATGACTTTGAGCAGGAGATGACCGCGAAGTGTTTTACGAAGCGGGAAAAAGAGATCGGGCATCGGGTCCGCGGTTACTTTAGTACCTTGCGGTATATGTCCGTGAACCAGAAGCAGGAAATGGCCAAGATCGCATTCAATACCGCTCTGATGGACATCAATGGTGTCCTGGACATGTTCGGTCTTGACCCGATCGAAGGCGGTGACCGCAGACTGCAATCCCTGAACTATGTCAATGCCAATACGGTTGACCAGTACCAGGCGGACCGTGTAGGAAGCAGCACCACACAGGAAGAGCCGTCTGACAGCACAGCAATGAGCACCGGGGAAGGTGGAAAAGAATGACAATCGACAAAAGCAGAATCGAACGAAGGACAATGAAAATCGGCGTGCCTGAAGAAGTGAAAGCCGTAGAAGGCGGGCCGTTTGCCAATGACAAAATGATCGTGGAAGGGTATGCGGTGCTTTTCGAATCACCGCAGACATACACCTGGGGCGAAGAGACATATACAGAGACTATCTCCAGAGATGCACTTACTGGAGCTGATATGCGGAGAACAGTCATGCGTTACAACCATAATGATACTGTCTTCGCGATGGCCCGCGTCAAGAATGGCTCTCTCTCTCTGACCACTGATGAATTCGGTCTGAAGATCCGCGCTGAACTGATCGACACGCAGTCGAACCGCGATCTCTTTCGGATGATTCAGGACGGTCTGATCGATGAGATGTCCTTTGCCTTTACGGTCGCTCCAGGAGGTGACGTTTGGGAATATTCCGACGATTATAAGACCGTAAAGCGGACGATCAACGCCATTGAAACAGTCTATGACGTTTCTGCCGTAGACAATGGGTTTTATGAGAATACCAGTATTCACGCCAGGGCTTTTGATGGTGTGGACGCACTGAAAGCGGAAGCCGAAAAACGGAAACTGGAATTGGAGAAGGCGCGGGCTATTGCCCTCGCCAATGCGTAAGTAATCAATAAATAAACAGCCTTTCTTCTGTGGCTTGGACGAGGCACAGAGCTATTGGACGGTAGGACAAGGCACAGGAGAAACTGAAATGAAGGATAAGCTCCAGAAAATGCTTTCCGAAAAGAATACCCGGAAAGCAGAAATTGTAAAAAGCATTGAAGCTTCTGAATCCGTCGAGGATATCAAACGCTTCTCTGCCGACCTCGAAAAACTGAATGGCGAAATCCGTGACCTGGAAGCGATGCTTGCCGATCTTCCTGATGAAGCGGAAGCCCGCACCGAAGCGGTAACCGCTCCGATCCCGCCTGTTGTCAAGGCCGAAGCGGAAGAAGCCCGCAAGGCTCCGGCTGAAGTCAAGACCGACGACAGCAAAATCTACCGTTCCTTTGGCGAACAGCTTTCCGACATCAAGAAAGCCGCCATGGGTTACGGCGTCACCCCCGCGCTTGAAAAGTCTCAGCGTTCCATTCTCGGAATGAATACCCAGACCGGTGCCGATGGCGGTTATGCCATCCAGGTTGACTTCGCCAACCGCATTATGGATTCCGTCGTCACTCAGAGCGAGATCCTGAACCGGGTTGACCGCTATCAGGTCTCCGCGAACGCCAATGAGGTCTATGTGACCATGGTCAACGAGACCACCACCGCCAATGTATTCGGCGGCATCCAGGCTTATGTCGTTGAAGAGGGCGCACAGATCCCGACCGTCAAACCGGCCCTGCGCCAGATCCGTCTGGGCCTCAAGAAAATCGCCGCTCTGGCTTATGTCACTGATGAGCAGATGCGCGATGCTCAGTTCACCGGTTCCCTCCTGGAACGCGGCTTTGCCCTGGCAATTGCCCGCCTCCGTGAGAAGATGGTCATCGACAATGTGATCGCCAATCCCGGCACCACTGTCATCGCCAAAGAATCCGGTCAGGCTGCCGCTTCCGTTGTCGGCAAGAACTTCTTGAAGATGCGGAATGCTCTGATCAGCACTTCCCGTGCCAATGCCATCTGGACTATGCATCCAGATGTTGCCGCGGAACTTCCGGAGATGTACCTGTCCGGTGCTCACACCGACAAATTCATCTATATGCCTGAGAACGGCATCAGCGTCGCCGGTTACGACCGTCTGTTCGGACGCGAAATCATCGAAAGCGACTACTGCTCCGCGCTTGGCACTCAGGGCGATGTCCTGTATTGGAATCCGTTTGAATACCTTGAAATCTTCAAGGGTGGCGTCGAGACCGCGTCTTCCATCCATGTCGCCTTTGACACCGCGCAGATGGCCTTCCGGGCGATCAGCTATGTCAACGGTATGTGCAAATACGATCAGGGCATCACTCTGGTCAATAGTCAGACCCAGCGTGCGTCTTACGTCACTCTGGCCACCCGCGCCTAATAGGGAGGTGAATTATGTCTTGCAGAATCTCTGAAGAAATCCTCATCACCCCTGTCATCGCTCCGGTCGCCCAGACCGCAGCCGGGAACACCACCGGTGCTTATGTTGCTTGCCCGCCCGCGCTCGGAACCATTGACTTTGTCATCCGCTCCGGTGCGCTTGCTGCCGGCAAGAAGGTCACCGTTGAAGTGTATCAGGCTAAAGACACTTCCGGTACCGGTGCTGCTGAACTGACCGCGTATGAAACTGTCTTCACCGCCCCGTCCGGTGGCGCGACTGACAACACCATCACCGTCAGTGTTGACAATGCAGATGTGACCCTCGGCTTTGTGACTGTCAAAGTCACCAATGATGCCGCGTCCGCTCTGCCGATCGATGCCTTTGCGATGACACGCAAAGTCTATCTCGTGTAAACAAAAGGATTGATTAAGATGGCCATTCTGACTGACGTGAAACAGGCATTAGGGATCTTTTACGATGAACCCGTGAAAAATGCTGAAATCTCCGGAATTATCGCCGGCGCGAAGGCATTCCTGCTGAACGCGGGATGGCCATCATCTGATCTTACTGCTGACGAAGAAACCGATCTCGCCAAACAGGCGATCATCACCTATGCCAAGATGGCGGTTAACACGGACCCGAACGAAATGAAGATGAACCCCGTGCTTGTGGGAATGATCGTACAAGCACGGGCCATCCCGGCGGAAGAGGAAACGGCTGAAACCACAGAAACGACCACCGCCGAAGGAGACGGGGAATGAAGATCCGAGCCAGGTTTAACACGGGCGTTTCTTTCTGGGAGAAGGTATCAGCCTATGTTCCCGGACAGGGAAATACAACTACATGGACACTTTACACCGAAGGCGAGATGTCCGTTTTCCCGTGTGAATGGCGGTCAAAATTCGGCTACGGTCGAAGGGGCAATGAAACCTTTGACGGTGACGCTGAAGGCGTTATCGACCGTGCTGCGGTACGTATGCCTTATATCCCGTCCCTTTATGACAAGCTTCGGACCGGCACCGTCATCGCCATCAAAGGCGGGGATGAATCCGCAATCGTGGAAGGTGAGCCTGACCCGGCTAACCCGAATGTCTATGAGACTTACGGTGGCATAGACAACATCTACGAGGAGAACCAGTACATCGAATTCCTGGTCCACCGATACGAGGTGATGGGATGAAAGACATTCTCGATCTCGTCCAACAGACCCTGGACAGCGTCCTTGCGGAAGACAACGTCAGGTCCTACTGGGGCCGCCGTGATGATGATCCGGACGCGAAAACGTCTGAATATATCATCTATACCTTTCGCGGGGACAGTGCTGACGTGTCCGCTGATGGAGATGTCATATACCGCATGATGACTGTGGAGCTTCAATACTACATCAGGTTCCGCATCGCCAGAACATACGCAGGAAGGCTCAAAGCCGCTGACAGGATGGATGCTCTCCGTGAGGCCATGCGGGCAGCAGGTTTCGGATGTCCTGCCGGGTGGGTTGAGATCGGAGATGTGGATGAAGTCGGTTTCGCCACCTTCGTGTCGTCTTACGACATTCCAAGACTTATGGACGGTGAATGATGCCATCAAAAGCTGTTGACCTGTCAAACCTTGCCAACGAGATCGAGAAGATCACTAACGCCTACAGAGGATATGTTCTGGAGGCTGTCGCCAATTCAATTGATGAGGCAGGTGACATCTATATTGCCGAAGCCAAAAAGATCACGGAGCAGACGTGCGAAACCGGCACAGGTGAATACGCCAGATCATGGACCAAGAAGCAGATGTCCAAGGCGAAATTCGTCACCTATATCGGCAACTCCAAACTGGTAAAGGCTCACAAGGAGGATGACAAGCCAACGATCCCGCTGATCAATATTCTGGAATATACAAAGGTTCCTGGGAAGGCCAGACCTGTCATCGATAAAGCCGTTGACAGCAGTAAAGATCAGATTGTCAATCTGATGATAAACAACATACGAAAGGTTGGATAAATATGCCTAATCGTGTTAACTGGGGCCTCGCGGCATCTGCCTGGGGCAAGATCACAACCGATGCACAGGGCAACGACGTTTACGGTGCTCCTGTGATGTTTCTGGGGAACCGCCAGGTTAACTGGGATCCTGCCGGTGACCTGGTCAAAGTATTTGCGGACGGCACTGTCATTTACACAGGCCGTCAGAACTCCGGCTACACCGGCAGCCTGGAACTGACTAATCTGGATGATGACTTCGCGGCGTGGGTGCTGTCCGAATCCGTCGATTCCAAAAACGTCCAGTTTGAGGAAAAGGAACCGGTGGTCAACCGCTTCTATCTCATGTGGGAATGGGTCCAGGATGCGAAGAATACACGCCACATCATGTATAACATCACCGCGTCCCGTCCGTCTATGTCCGCCACCACTTCCGGTGATGGTGACAGCAAGACAGCCCAGTACCGCACTTTGAACCTGACCGCGATCCCGCGTGATGATGGTGTCGTGAAAGCATCCACACGGGTGGATGTTGATGCTGAAGTCTACAACAACTGGTTCAATGCGGCTTACGTTCCCAATGGGAGCGCGGCACAGGCGGTGACCTTTACCGTCACCTCTGGCGGCAATCCTGTCGCTGATGCGATGGTCGTTCTCAGCAACGGCACCACCGCTGTGACCAACGCCTCCGGCGTTGCGGTGCTTTACCTCAATGCCGGTACTTATAGCCTGATGGTTTCTGCTGACGGTTACACTACTGCGACCGACAGCGTGACCGTAGCGGATGCGGCTGTGGCCAAGGCTATTGCTTTGACTGCTGCCTGATCTATTTTCAGCGTAAAGGGTGGATGTTTAGGGTGGGTGCGCTGAAAAACTATACTGATTGGAGAAAATAATGTACGTTACGCTGAAAATGAATATCGAAGATCGTGAGGTCAGACTGGAAGCCAACCTGACCAACAGGGCGGGAAGGATCTACCGAGAATACTTCGGGCGGGACCTGGTGGATGACATGAACGAGATTTACAGAAAATCTCACCCGAATCCATTTGAAGGTATTGACTTTTCGAACGTGAACTTTCAAGGGAAAACCGAAGAAGAAATCACGGCAGAATTGCTTCAGGTCGCAGCGCCGAAATATCTGGCAAACCAGAACGTACTCCCTTTGAGTTTTGACGAAACCGAAAAGGGATGTCAGATCATCTGGGCTTTTGTCAGGAATCATAAGAAGGATACGCCAAATTACGAGGAATGGATCGAAGACTTTGACTTCGTTTTCCCAGTCGCGGACCTGGTGGAGAAACTGTACGAGGCGTGGACAAAAACAGCCATGCCCATTGTTGAATTAAAAAACTGACCGGAGACGGCAGCACCGAGAAGATGACGTTTACGATGATCTACAATCTCGGACTCAACATCGGACTGACCGTCTCGGACATTGACAAAATGACTGTCGGAGAGATAGTCGATATCGCTTACTACAAAGCAAATATTGCGGACAAAAATAAGGCGGATAAGGACGCCGGGCGCAAAGCGACACAGGCAGATTACGACAGCTTTTAGGGAGTAAATAATGGCGGCAAAATCAGCATTGAAAGGTATCACTGTAGAGATTGGGGCAGAAACCAAAGGCTTTTCTGCCGCCATTAAGGCATTGAATGCCGAAGCAAAATCCCTCGCCAAGGATTTACAAAATGTCGAAAAATCTCTCAAGCTGAATCCTGGAGACATCGAATCCGTCTATAGCAAGATGAAGCTGCTTGGCGAGATCGCCAATAATTCCGCCCAACGCGTCAGTGCAATCGAACAGGCAATCTCTAAGCTGAATCAAAAATATGCTGACGGGCAAGCTAATCAGGATAAATATAAAGAGGCTTTAGAGAGCCTGAATGAAGCCCTCAAAAACGGCAAGATAACTCAAGAAGAGTACGAGAAATCCCTTGCTGAAATCGAGAAAAAATACAACACCGGCAATATCTCTCAGGAAGATTACGAGAGGGAATTAAAGTCACTTACTCGTCAACTTGAATCAGCGAACTACGAATATAACAGGACCGTCGATGAACTGGAAGCTTACGAAAAGCAGACGGTAAGAGTCAAGGACGCTACGGAGGGCGTTGCCACCGCGCAGAAAGATGCCGCCGCCAATGCCAAGACTTTTGCGGACAAAATGTCCGACATCAAAAAAGAGGCGGATAACGTCTCGTCAAATCTCAAAATTGTCAACGAACGCCTGAAGCTTGATCCGAACAATGTCGAACTGACAAAGAAAAAAATGGATCTGCTGAAAGAGGCGTCTGAAATCGCGGCGAAGAAAGTCAAAACAATTGAAGAGGCTATCGCAGACCTGAACAATGAATATGAGGACAAATCCTCTCAGGAATACAACGATAGGCTCAAAGACCTCAATGAGCAGCTGAAAGTCGCTAAAAGCGAACTGGGCCTCGCTCAAGATAAAGTCACCGCTTACGACAGGGAGCTGAAAGACGCCGCCAAAACTGTCGATAATTTGGGCGAAGAGCAAAAAGAAACAAACAAAAATGTCAAAGATATGAAGCCCGCAACGGAAGAAGCCGGGAGTGGAACATCCCGTCTCGCGGACATCATAAAAGGAAAACTTCTTTCAGATGCGATTTCAAAGGGAATCGGCTTACTTGTCAGCGGTATCAAAAGCATCGCCAAAGCGGCGGTGAATACGCTCAAGGACATCGCCACCGGGATCGTAAATTTTACAAAAGAAAGTCTTAGTATCGCTGAAGAGAACCGGCAGACCCTTGCGAAAGTCGGCCAAGTCTACGGCGAATTGTCCCAACAGGTCATCGACTGGTCTAAAAACGCGGCTGACTCCCTTGGTTTGACCAGCGGTGAAGCACAGGAAGCCGCGGCGACTTTCGGTAATATGTTCGCTGCCTTGGATGTCGGTATTGTCAAAACGGACAAGATCGACACCAACTTTGCTTTGATGTCAACCGACCTGGTCCAGCTTGCCGCTGATGTTGCCGCTTTCAACAACACCACGACAGCCAACGTTCTGGATGCCTTCCAGTCCGGTCTTGCGGGGACATCCCGCCAACTGCGTGAATATGGTATCGTCATCACTGCTGCCCAAGTGGAACAGAAAGCACTTGAATTAGGGCTGAAAGCTAATAAAGACGAGTTGACTGAAGGTGACAAGATCGTTGCCAGATACGCTCTGATGATGGAACAGGCGGCGCACCAATCCGGACAGTTCGCAAGGGAATCGGATTCCGCTACGGTCCAAACGCAGGTATTGAAGGCTAAGATCCGCGAACTGCAAGGGGAGATCGGGGAAAAGCTTATTCCAGTTCAGGCGAAATTCCTGGACACCATCAATGACTTCCTGTCGTCTGAGGCGGGGCAGGAACTTTTCGACTCCATCACGGAATCCGTCGGATACCTTGCAGACGAAGTGATCAGACTGCTCGAAGAGGGCAAATTTGAGGAATGGATAGAGAAGATCAAAGAAAAGATTCCGGAATTTACACAAGGTATCAAAGACGCCGCTGAATGGATCGGAAATCTTCTGCCGAAAGTAGAAGCCCTTATTGATAAGCTGTTATCCCTGTTTGGAATTGAAACAGAAGAAAGAAAGTTCGCCCGTGAAACCAAAGAGGCTTTTGAAAGCGTCAGAGGTGAACTCGATGATTTAGCTGACAAGTATTCTACGAATCTCGATCTGATCCAAAAAGTCGTAGAGGAATACGCTCTGAAAAATGGGATAACGTCCAAGGAAGTCTATGAGAATTGGGCAGATCACAAAGAAGGCGTAGAGGCGATCCTGTCCGAAGCAAGACAGTCATATATGAGCGAACTTGAGCAAACTGAAGCCACTATTGCATCATTTGCATCTGCCAACAAACTAAACCTTGAGGATATATTAGGGAACTGGGAAGAATACGAGCCGCTGATTAAAGAATACGCTGCCCAGATGGGGACAGACTATGCTGACAATTTGGACTCTACACTTGCTAAATTACAGGAGTTTGCTCAAAACAACGGCGTTAGCCTTGGAGAGGTTTTGGCGAACTGGGAATATTATAAGCCACTGGTAAAAACTCAAATGGATGGGATAGCCTCTGACGCTGAAGTCATGGAAGCGGCTTATGATCAGCACGTCAGTAAATTGGCACCTGATATGCAAGAGGCACTTGATGAATTCTCAGGAATCAGCTACACACACTTTGAGATCGCGGCACAGAGAGCAAACAGCATCGCGGAGAATTTGAAAAGGGCTTTTCAAGCGGTTTGGGATCTTATCAAGAAAGGAATGGACACGGACCCGACACCTCAAGTATCCTGGGGTGACCAGCCCACAACTCCCGGATCTGGTTATTACGTACCACCGGAAACAGGCGGCTGGACTTTTGCTCAAGGTGGTTATACACCGGCAGGACGAATGATCCGCGTCAATGATGATGCCGGGCATCGTCCTGAAATGTTTATTCCTTCCGTTCCGGGAATGATCCTCAACGGGAACCAAACTGACCGCATTGTTAACAACAATAATTCCCGAACCGTTGGGGACGTACACATACACGTCAATTCTTACGGGATGGATCTTGCCACCGTATCAGACGAACTCGGATACGCATTGCAGCAGAAGCTGAGAATGTCAGGAGCGACATTATGAGAGATTGGAAAACCGCATCATCTTTCCTTTTCGGAACGACCGATATGTATCAGACCTTCGGGATCCAGATCACGGAAGACGGGATGCCGCAGGAGCTGCTCATTCCCGGCTTGCGCCAGCGGAAAGTCACGATCCCGCTGAGATCAGGGTCTTATGATTATGGCGCGAAGTATTACGATGACCGTCCGATCCCTGTGATCTGTGTGACCACACGGGTCGTCACCAGGGAGGAGTCCAGGGAGATCGCTTACGTTCTGTCAAAAAAGACTCAGATCCGCTTCTGGACAGAACCGGACAAATATTATGTCGGAAGGGTTTACACAGCTCCATCCCTGGAGCAGATGCGGAAAATAGGATTCCGCTTCACGCTGAATTTTGATCTTGAGCCTTTCGCTTATCGGAACACGATCACGACATCTTTCAGCGACCGCCAATTAATTCCGAATTACCAAGGCACAGCCCCGACGCCCACATATATCGTCATTGAAAATACGGGTACGGGGAACGCCAGGAATATCCAAATTGTCCAAACGATAAAAAGGGGGAACTAATTAATGTACGCATCGAATTATTTTGAAAACTTAATGCTGAACCTGATGCGCGGACAGTCAATCACTGCTCCCGCTAACCTGTATCTCGCGCTCTTCCTGTCGAACCCCAGCGATACAGGTTCTGAGGGGACGGAGATCACGTATTCGGGATATCAGCGAATGCCGATCACTTTCAGCGCACCCGCCGCTTCCGGTTCCGGGTTGTCAATGCAGAATACGAGCCTGATCACTTTCGCAGAATCCACCGTAAGCGCGGGATCCGTAACATATGTCGCGGTTTACGACAGCCTTACCGGTGGGAATATGTGGCTTTATGGGCAATTGGACACTCCGTTGAATGTGCAGCCGAATGTGTCCCCTGTTTTTCGTGCCGGGTCCGTGACATGGATCTGGACGGGGAACCTGTCAACATATTACCGTACGGCCATTATGAATTCTTTGAGAGGAACGAATGTTTCAGGCTTTTCACCATACCTGGCTTTTTGCTCCGGTGACCCGACAGGATCCGGAAATGAATTTTCAGGCAATAATTATGCCCGCGTCGCGGTGACCATGACCGCGCCCACACAACAGTCATCCGGCACTGCTCAGAGCCAGAATTCTTCAGACGTCATCTCACCGATTGCGACAGGAGCATGGGGCGTTTATGACACTGCGGCAATCTATGACGCGTCCACTTCCGGGAATGCATTTATGGTGATCCCGACTGGGAATTCCTACACCATCAATACCGGCTACTCGATCACTTGCCAGGCGGGGTCTCTGCAAGTCAACGTCAACTAACATAAAGGATTTGTATCATGGCTTTCGACTTAGCAAGATACAACTTAACACCCTTCAACATCCGCGGCTCCAAAGTCATCAAGACAAGGATCTACGGCTACGAGACCATCTCAGCATCCATTGGCACCGCCTTGCAGGTTTTCACGCGGGCAATTGGATATGAGCGCGTCAATGAGACTGCAAGCGGCGAAATGGCGTATCCTACCAGACTAATTGGGCGGGAGACGATCCAGGAAGGCGTAACTACCGGCTTCCTGTCAGTGGTCAGCAGACTGAGCTTTTGGGAAGAGATCACATCCGATCTGCTCCAGATTGCCGCTGATGTCAATCCGCCCATCATTGGGACAGAAGACGTGACCGGAGAATTGGCTGTCGGTGCTGATATCAGTCCCGCTTTGGTCGGATTAGAGGAAATCACAGCGGACATTATCTTGGGAGCGGACATCGCCAGTGCGCCGGAAGGGTTTGAGCTCATCTCTGCATCAGCAAACCTTGAAGCCGTGGATATGAAGACCACAGTGCTGACGGTGACGCTCAAACCAGGAGAACGGCTGATCGTTGACGCATCGTCATACAATGTCCTGCTCAATGGCGAAAATGCCGTTGACGTCCATTCCGGAGACTGGATCGATGAACTGAATCGTGAAACGCAGTCCATCGTGATCTCTGCGGCTGCCGGCGTTGCGAATCTGTCAGCATCTATCCTCTACACAGAGAGGTATTTATAATGGCCACAATGCTAAATGTTTACGACCTGAACCGGAAGAAGACAGCAGTACTACAGAACGCATTTGATGTTACAGAGACACATCAGCTGAATCAGATCTACACGCTGTCTTTCTCGTTGCCGGCAGAGGATCCAAAAGCCCAATACTGCTTGCCTCGGCATTATGTGCGCTATGGGGATAAAGGTGAATTATACAGGATCATAAAGCCGACATATTCCGAAGACAACGTCAGCGTTATCAAATATGACTGCGAACACGTCATAACGACTTTGTGCGACAACGTCATGTTTGGGTCCTTCACTTATGGCGGTGCCGGTGTAAGGACGGTGGCAGTCATCACATGGCTCCTGAATCAGCAAAAGACCAAAAACTGGAAGCTGGGCGTGTGTGAATTTGACAGGAAGTTTGAATACGGATGGGAGCAGGAGAATCTCCTGAACGCTTTGTATTCCATCCCCAAGGAATTCGCGCAGCCGTATCAATGGACCTTTGACACGACCAGCTACCCATGGACAGTCAATCTCAAGAAGCTTGATGTCACCGCCAAACCTCAGTATTATCTGCGGGCAAAGCGGAACATTCTGTCCTCCGGGAATGCACAGGACTACTCTGAGATATGCACACGCATTTATCCCCTGGGCTATGGGGAAGGCGTCAACCAACTGGGAATTACGGAAGCAAAGGTGAACTCCCAGGGTGAGGCTGACGAAAACGGGACCAGGTGGGGAAAAACCTACATCGAATCCCCGCAATCCATTATCGACCAGTACGGGATCATCGAGAAGGTCCTGGTGGACCGCCGCTTTGAAAACGCCAATAGCCTTTATGCTTACGCCAAGACCATGCTTGAGGCTTATCAGACGCCGGGGATGTCCAGAAGCTTTGATGTCACTGATCTCTATCAGCTAACCAATGATGCCATCGATAAAGCGGAAGTGGGATACATCACCAAACTGACCGGGGACGGGACGATCACTTACATCACAAAGACTGTCCGAAATTGGGACATCGCGGGTGATCTCCAGATCGACCTATCCACGAAAGCTACGGATATCGCGTCATCCATCGCTGATCTGGCGGACCGCGTACGTATTGAGTCGGTTTATGCCCAGGGCGCAACTCAGCTTTATCAGCATTCGAAGGATGCCAACGCAGCTCCGTCAAAAGGTAAAGGGATGAATCTCAGCCTTTATTTCCCGGCTGAGATGAAACAGATCAACAAAGTGCTTTTGAATCTCGAATTGAAAAAATTCCGGTACTACTCAAGCACTACATCAACGGTAGATCAGAAGACTCAAACCACATCTTCACAGAATCAGAAGACTCAAACCACATCTTCACAGGCACAAAGGACACAGACCACTTCAGGTGGATCAGCTTCCGGCTCTACGAGTCAAAGCACAGGCGGCGGCGGGGGCGGCATCTCTGTCAGTGTACCATCAGTGACCGTAAGCGTTTTCCAGACCGATTATGCGAATTGGACCGCCCATGCCAGTGGAGATATTCTTCAGCTTGGAGCTCCGCAAAAGTCTGACGGCTACGACTATTATACAAACGAAAATGGCGAACACACGCACGACATATACGGTGCCACGTCTTACGATATCATTGACTCAAGCGTATCCGGAACTTACGAAGGCGGGAAGCATAAACACGTCCAGAATCTGATATCGCATTATCACCAACTGTCGCTATACAGTTTGCAACACTCCCATTCCGCATCTGGATCAGCCACTGTAAAGGTCAACAATTCTCAAAGCGGTTATAGCGGTTTCGCTCATTCGCATACTTTCAACATTGGCGCACATGATCATACGGTTACAATCCCCGCACATGATCATACGGTTACAATCCCCGCACATGATCATACGGTTACAATCCCAGCACATGATCATACCATTACACCGAACATTTACGAAAGTACCGCCAACCCGACGAAATTTGATATTTACGTTGGAGGGACTAAGAAAACAACTGTAAATGCAAAAACCTACAATGGAGATATTACGCAGTGGCTTTTGAATGACAGGAACCAAGTTCCGCGTGACACATGGATAAACATCGAAATCGTACCTAACACACTTGCTTACGTCGTCTCATCCGTCTTTGTGCAAGGATTTGTCCAGTCACGCGGTGGTGGGAATTATTAGGAAGGAGAAATAGATGGCAATTAGCACAATGTATACCGCAATGCCTGGAAGCCCTGAAACGGCACTGGCCGCGGATATTACCGCAGACGCCACATCGATGACTGTGGCCGACGGTAACGCACTGCCGGCGGCACCAAACATCGCGGTCATCGGAGATGAGTCGAACGCGGAAGTGGTCATTTATAACGCAAAGAGCGGTAATACGCTTTCAGGGTTGATCAGGGGATCAGGTGGCACAACCGCATCCGCCTGGACTACAGGGACTCCTGTGGCGCGAAACTACACAAGTTTTGACCACAATCGTTTTGTTGATAACATCCGTGACTTGGAGACAAACAAGGCCAACATCGATAGCGTCTACTCCAAAACGGAAATGGATGCAGCGTTGGCCGAGAAGGCTCCTCTGGAATCCCCGGATCTTACGGGGACACCGACTGCACCGACAGCCGCGTCCGGCACGAACACGACGCAGATCGCCTCAACAGCATTTGTCCGTGGTGAGCTGAACAAAGAGATCCTGTACTTTTATCAGCAAGCCGTTTCTGCTGCAACGTCAGCGCGGATCATGCGGATCCCGGCGTCCGGAAACAATGAGGCGATCACGGCCAATACCGTGGTACTGGAATGCACCTTTGCGGTGCCGTCTCGTATCACCTCGGATGTGTCATGGACATCCTATGCCGGATATATCGTCTTTACTGGCACTTGCACCGCGGCAACCACCGCGAATGTCACCCTTGGTCAAAAGGGGAATTAGTTGAAAGGAGAAACCTATGTATTTTCTGCATCAAATCAAACACACAAAAACCGCCTATGACAAAGGCATCGTTATCAAGGACACCTTCGAAGCGGCCAAACAGGGCTACCATGCTTATCTTGGAGCCTATGCCTACGGCCAGAATGCAGACACCGACTTCGTGTCCTGCATGATCAGTGACGACGAGACCGGCGCGATCCTGCTTAACGAGTCCTGGAAAAAGGTCACCGAACAGCCGGAAGCCTGAAGGAGGGCTGACTGATGGCAAGTGGAATTATACCAAATCCCGGTTATGAATTGGGTACATGGACGGTTGGAAGCGAACCCGACTGCACGCTGTCGCAAAATAACACATTGTATCGTGTAGGAAATATCGCCATCGCAACGATCGTGATCACCGGTTGGGGCGATACCAGTGCTGCAAAATCAAGAATTCTTTACACGGGCATTTCTTTTTTGCCCGTGAAGCAAGTCAGTACCGGTATTTATCTAAAGGCGTCATCCGGGATCCAGTCGGCGTCAATTGATATTATGCCAAACGGTAGGGTCCGACTATACAATGATGGAGCGTTTACCAACACAGTTGTACGCGCAGTCATTGTTTATCCATGTCTATAACCGCACCGAGCGGGGAGACCCGCTCTTTTTTTTATACCCGCCTCGGAATGGTAAAGTTGCAAGTATTAGAACAATAGTTCCAGGGGCGCACATCATTTTTGGTTGTTTTTTCCGCAACTGAGAGGAAGCCTGGTATACCGTGCGCTACACTAACCAGCAACTCCCGACGGGATTTGACGTAGACGGTGATCTCAGGAATAAATAGGGACAGGGCTTCACGCTTTTCATCTGTGGATGTCCATTTGCTTTTCAGAACGGACAGGATCCGGGTCCGGCTTTCTTCTGCCGCGGTCCGGATCTTTTCGTATTTCTCATCATCATCCCTGCCCAACTGCTTTATCAAGTCTTTCTTCTGATCTTCAAGATCATTCATTTTATCGATCAGGAACTGAGGGCTTTTGTCAGTCTCCAACAGCATATCGCACAGACGCTTCAGGGAGCGGTCTATTTGCCTGATTTGTTTCTCGATGGAGGCTTTATCCACCGCGCCATTATCATCGGCCTGGAGGCTGTCCAGCATTGTTCTGAGGTCGTTCTGCCATTGTTCACCGGACAGAAGATCTATTGCCTTGGTCAGGATCTCGTCTTCGATATTTTCCCGCCTGACGCCGATGTGGTAACCGTCACAGTAGTATGTCTCGTACAGGTGACCTTTGGCTTTTCGCCGGTCCAGGTGCATCCTGCCGCCGCATTCACCGCAGACAAGCAGACCTGACAGTAATGACCTGTTCAGGGAGTAGACGCCGGCACCTGGTGACCGTCTGCGCTTTGGCTGTGACTCGTTGTAGATCTGTAGGCGGTCGAACGTCTCTTTGTCTATGATCGGCTCCGCGAAGTCTTCGATGGTGGTGCCGCCATAGGTAAATGCTCCGTAAAGCAGGGGTTTCTTGAGAAGCTGAACGGCTTTGATATGCGGCTTTTCAAACACGCCGCCGAGGATGCTGCGGATCTGCGGCATTGACGCCCCATCCAGACGGGCTTCCACCGCTTCCTTTATCTTTTCCTTATATTTGGGGTCGGGAACGATGTAATGCCCGATGCGCTCTCTGCCATCCGCATAATATCCGATCTTCTTGGGGACAGCCAACCACCCGTCAGGAACATTGGTTTTTGGTACTACACGGTGTTTTGTAAAATTTGACTGCAAGGCCCTTTTTACGTCCGCAGAGATCATGTCGGACTGGTTCTGGGCCGATGCGAAATACATAGCCTCCAGAACATGGGCGAAGGGGCTGTTATCCGCTATCGGCTGCTGCATTGAGAACAGCTTGTATCCCTTCATGCGTAACTGCGCCGCATCATACTGGGCGCGGTCATAATTCCGACCGTAACGCTCGTAATCCCAGAGGATGACTCCCTGGATATCTGGCTTTTTCTTGTGGAGCAGGAAAGACAACATCTCCAGGTATTGGTCCCGCTTCGCCACACTGCGCCCGCTGGCAAAGGGATCCGCAAAGATCCGCACAAGGACCAATTGGTTTTCATCGCAGAATTTTCGGATAGCATCCGCCTGTTCTTCGGTGGACGTGTTCCGCTGTCCCTGTTCATCGCCTTCTGAATAACGGCAATAGCCGACGACTTTATCACCTGGGCTGAAAGGAGATGCATTCATGGTATAATAAATATGCCTCCTAAAAAAGGAAACCGCTGTTCCTTTCTGTGGATAACCGCCGTCCTTCACCGGCGGTTATTTCTTTTTAATCTTCCCTTCTGCGGGGGATCGCTTCCAGTTCAGGGGTGACGGTCCTGATCACATGACCCGTCACATGGATTCCCAGGTCCTCGATCTCTTCCGGGGAATAATGTCTTGACTTGCTTCTGGGATTGTCCGGCACCAGATCGATCCCGCCATCCTTGGCATGATACACCCTTTTGACCGTGTCAACATCATCAACATTGACGATGCACACCATGCCGTCATCCCACCAGGATGTGGGGCAACACAGCATCAGGTCGCCTGGTTTGATGGTTGGAAACATGGAATTCCCAACGGCATACATAAAGCAGATATCTTTCCCGTATTTCTGGATGTAGGACCGCGGGACGCTTTCATGGCCAATGATGGTAAAGGGATCTCCCGCCATGCCATAACCACACTGGAGGGACGCCACAATGGGGATCTGTACCTCATCCTCAAAGTCAGGAACCGGCTGCACAACGATCTGCCGGCCAAACGGTTCCTGATTCTGCCCCAAAATTGTATCAATTGATACACCAAAATATTCGGAAAGCTTTTTCAATTTATCGGGGGTGAGGGAACGGCGTCCGGCTTCGTAGTGTCCATATGCCGCAGTAGTAACATCAAGAAATTTGGCTACATCCTGTTGGGAAACACCTTTCCTTTTTCTGAGAATCTTTAGATTATTCACCTCACACCTCCGTTTCTTTTTATTATAGTCTACATAACGTAGAAATATATTTGGAAAATACCAACATAAACAAAATGTCACGAAGCCCTTGACAGTATACATATTGTAGGTATAATAATGTATATAAAGCTACGTTATGTAGTTTTTATACAGGAACCTTGACAACCGAATGACCCGAGCAAAGGGCGAGTGGAATAGCTGACCGGACATAAGTGATCATCCGGTCTGAAAGGTAATAAATGAATCTGAAGAAAATCAGAATCGAAAGAAAAATGACTCAACGTGAGGTAGCAAAGGCAGCAGGCCTTAAGGCAAAAGCCTACAACCATTACGAAGTAGGACGCCGAGAACCTAACCTTGAGACACTAAAGAAATTATCTACTGTACTTGAATGTACGGTGGATGAACTCTTAGAGGATGACGATGACCAGACAGGAACTGGAAGCGAAGCTTGACGCGGAAGTCGCCGCGGGTGAGATCACCCCTGAAGAGGCTGACCAGGAATGGCTGAACTTCATGCACAGGGATGAAGTCTGGAATGAGTTTTAGGAGGAAGGATGAAAAAGCTTGACCTTGACTTATACGCCAACGAGGTTGATGTACAAGTCTGCAAAGCGACACTGACGATCCTTGACCGCCGAACCGGAGAGATGGAAGAAAAAGTCTTCTACCGCTTCGGCGGTGCCTTCCCTTTCGAAAGGGTAGGAAAGGAACTTGCGCAATTCGGCTATGACATCATTGGCTACAAAGACAGTGACATTGCCGTAGGTGTTCTGAATACCAAAGTAGTCTTTGACACATATCAAATGATGGAGGCGTCATGATCGACCTGAACTATAAGCCAAAGCGGAAAAAGGAAGAGGACACGCCGGCGGGCATCATCATCATGACCATGATGCCATTCGCATGGCTCTTTTGGTTCCTGGTTGAACGGGGGCTGTGATGAACAAAACCATCACGTTCCAGACCGTGTACAGAGAGCCGGAACCGATCTGGCTCAAGTACAAGGGAATTGAGTTTGCGGTTCGAGGGCCGAAGGCGGCAATCTTCCGGATGTTCCGGATCCTGGGCTCTGAAGCCCCGGCGGTGGAGGAACTGATCCCGTACGTCTGGCAGGAATACTCAGAAGCCAAAAGGCTTGTTGAACTGAAGGCACAAAGGGAAGCGGAATACAAAGCCCTCATGGCGGAACAAAGGCGGCTAAAGGACATTGACAAAGCCCGGAAGCGACGCCAGAAAAAGAAAGCGGAAACGGCAGCCCATTGCTAAGCTGCCGTCCGTCCCGAATTGGGATGATGTCTTTACCATAGGAGATTATACCACATTATGACTATTGAAGAAAGCATGACTTTGCTTTACGAAATGAAGCAGGATCTGAAAGCGCGGCGTAAAGCCTACAACAATTCCGTGAAGAATCTGAAGGACTCCATCCGGAGCCTGGAAGCGGTGATCACTGCTGACGTGATCGAATCCAAGCAGACCATCACGGTCGGGAACATGAGAGCGGAATATAAGCCCGCAGTGGTTTTCAAGATGAAAAAGGAAGAAGAAAATGAGTGAAATGCAAATCGCTGAGAAGAACCAGGTTTCCGCTGAACTTATGGAAACCGTGATCGTCAAAGGGGATCTCGCGGATCTGACTCCCGTGCAGCGGGTGGAATATTACCGCACGGTCTGTGAAAGCCTGGGCTTGAACTACTTGACCCGTCCTTTCGATTACATCACCCTGAACAAAAAGCTAACCCTTTATGCCAAGAAGGATGCTACGGATCAGCTTCGGAAGCTGAACCAGGTGAGCATCGACGATGTGAAGATCGATCCTGAAGGAACATCCTTTATCGTCACGGTAAAGGGGCATGACGCCACAGGCCGATCAGATGTTGAGATCGGCGTTGTAAGCAAAAACGACATGGGTGGCAATCAAGCCAATGCCATGATGAAAGCGGTGACCAAAGCGAAACGGAGATTGACCCTCAGTCTCTGTGGTTTAGGGTGGCTGGACGAAACTGAGGTGGAGACGATCCCCGACGCCAGACCTGTTACGGTCAATGACTCCGGGGAGATCATCGACACGCCAAAAGTCGAAAAGCCTAAATGGGATGAGGACAAATTCCTGTTGGAGTATCAGCATAAAGCGGGACTCCCGCAGATGGCCCTGGATAAGGCGATGGCCTTTGAAACGTCCGAAGGCCACAAATACGGTGATCTGGAAGTCGTGACCCTTTACGGGATGTCCAAGAGCATCGAACGGAAAATGGCCACGCTCCAAACAGATTACGAAAAGGAGCCCTATCTCAATAAGCTGGGAGCGATCAACGAGATCCTCTCAGCCAAAGCGAACGAAAGGCAGTTGGCCGCACAGCAGCCGAATCCTTTCACAGGAAAGTAAGAAACAGCCGGGCGCATACGGCTGTTTTACCGGAACACTTCTGCTCATTGTGGACCTCCGATCAAGGTTACACCTCTCTCTCCTTGTTTGATCTGTAACTCCTCTCTATCCAAAGACCGATGCGCCGGTCTTTTGGGGAGGGGATGAAAGGATGATAAATGAGTTTTCGTTTTGTCTGGCTTGAAGCCGATACCCCTGAAGAACTGGAAATGCTGCGGGCTACCATGTCCGAATTCATCGGCAGCAGTCAGAAGAAATCTGCGAAAACCAGGTCAGAGATCAACCGGGAATACTATGAGCGTTCCAAAGAAAAGTCTGAAATTCAGACTGAAAAAAGTCTGAAAAAGTCTGAAAAAAGTCTGAAAAAGTCTGAAATTCAGACAAATTCAGACGAAATTCAGACTTTCCAAAAAGAAAAAGAAGAAAAAGAAAAAAGTAGCAAAAAAGAAAAAGAAGAAAAAGAAATATTAATTAATACTTCGGCTAACGCCGAAGTGCAGCGCGGCGAAAACCGGACTGCGGAACAGCAAGCATCCCGAAAAACAGCGACACCGGACGACAGCGAATACTGGGCTTTTGCCAGAGATAACGCTGAGATGGCAGAGGCCTTTCACAGGGAAACAGGTCTGGTCCCGATCAAATCGCAGTTCGGGCGGTGGATCAATGACCTTCGTGATCTGGCCGAAGCGGGAATCAGCGTTGAGCAGATGCGGAAGACGGTGCAGTATATGCTCTCAGAGAATCTTCCGATCTGCGCTCCTGGTTCCCTACTGAAAACAGCGCAATGGCTCAAAGCCAGGGGAAGTGTTCCGGTCAAATCCAAAAAGGGGCCGGCACCCGGTCAACCGGACCGGTGGGATAAAGCGGCGGAAAATCTCAAAGCTGAGATGATCAGCAGCGACATTTTCGGTTTTTTGGGAAATCCACAAGAGGTAATTGACGTATGATGACGATAGACGACATCACGAAAGTTTTGAAAATGCTCACAGCGAATTACGGTGAGGACTTTTACCGGGGAACAAACGAGGAAGACGTCCTGACTTTATGGGCGGTCCAATTCGCGAACGACGATCCCGGTGAGGTCATGAAAGCGGTGCAGAACTGCATAGCGACATTGCCTTACAGGCCGAGGATCGCAGACATCCGGAAGCGGATAGCGGGAAGCGTCATGAAGGGTCAGATGACCACCATGGAAGCCTTCCAGGAGATCTCCAAAGCGGTCAGAAAATCCTATGACAGGGAATCCGCAGCAGCCGCTTTCAACGACTTGCCGCCGATCCTGCGAAAGGTGGTCGGACAATCCGCACAGCTTACCAGTTGGCACAAAGTCAATGACGAGGCATTCCAGACGGTGATCATGTCAGCGATCCGGGAAAGTTACCGCGAAAAGGCACAGCAGGAAGCAGATTACTACGCCATGCCGAAACCGCTTCAGAGCCTTGAATCCTGGCGAATCGAAGGCGCGGAACAGGAAGCTCTTCCGGAGCCGATCCCTGAGAAAACAATAGATGAGATCATCGAGGAGTCGAACCGACACGCTGCGGAACACGGCATGAAGATGACCGAAGATCTTCTGGAAAAGAACAAGATCAAGGTGGAAGCTTTTCTGACTCCTGTTGAACCTGATGAAGTAAAAGCGATCATGCGGAAACTGGGATTGGGCGAACGGGAAGAGGAACCTGTTCAAGAAAGGAGAGAAGCGTGAATGCCGCTGAATTTTATCTTGAGGATCTGAAAAGCAAATTCACGAAGATCAATCCGAATGATTATTATCTCGCCTATTCCGGCGGGAGGGACAGTCACTTCCTTCTCTGGTTCATCCGGGAGTATTTGCATGAAACACGGATCCCCGCAGTGTACAGCAATACCGGAATGGAGATCCCTGAAATCCGTGACCGCGCTCTCGCTAATTGTGATGTTGTCTTGAAGCCGGCAATGAAGCACTTTGAGATCAAAGAAAAGTACGGCATTCCACTGAATACCAAACAATCAGATAAATGGGTTTGGGAATATCAACGGAGACGGGCTGAAGGAATTTCTGATGAAGATATGCCTGGGTGGGTAAAGTATTACGCCATGAGGGACGTAAACGGAACAAAAAATGGTAGAGAAAAAGGTCTTCTTAGTAGATATGCAGTGAACAAACAAACTTGTCTATACATGATGGGGGGGGGACTGCATAAAGTATCACCATTCTGCTGCAAATACCTAAAAAAAGAACCGGCAAAAGTGTACGAAGCAAAAACCGGAAGAAAAGCGATATTAGGAATGATGCGCGAAGAATCTATTGTCAGGGCGTTTCAATATCAAACGTGCTTTTCAAAAAATGGGAAATTTCATCCTATTTATGATTTGACGCAAGAACTTGAATCAGAAATTGAACGAGAATTCGATATTCCTGTCCCGTACATCTACCATTTCGCCACCCAAACCGGATGCGCCGGATGCCCTTACGGGCAGCATGGAAAAGACCGCTTTTTTAACACAAATTTAAATCTAAATTTGTGCAAGGAAGGACAGAGAAAATTCATCCTGGAATATTTCAAAGAGTCATATGAATTCAAAGGATACGAATTCAAGCCGATGATTTTTCAGGCGGAAGGAATTTATGGATAAGAAATGTAATAACTGTTGGCTTTATTGCCACCTGGATCGCAAGTGCTACGAAGATCCGCGGAGCCATTACGATGAGGAATACGCGGTAAAGGTCAGCCCGGAAGACGTGTGCTGTGTGTGGTCTTCGGATGGTCTCACACAGGAAGAGAGAGACGCCCTCTTGGCAGTGGAGCTTGACGCATGATCTACTTTTGTAACACCTTCAGTCTGCATATGCTCCCGCAGATGAAATGCGGGAAGACAGCAAATGTCCGTGTTGAGCGGATCAGCACCGGACAGGTGCGGCAGATGCTGAAGGGGAACGCCTGGAAATCCTACTACGGGCATGAAAGCTCCGTGAGGATCCTTGGCAAATATCTGGACATTTTCATCCCGGTATACCGCGGAACACTGCGGTTAGGACCGCGGGACATCCTCATCGTTGCCGCGATGGACAGCAAGCGGAAATGGGAGATCGGTTACGCACTGTATCCCGGGTGGAAATTTTATATGATCACTTGTGATCTGGAGGAAATGTGAAAGTCAATACCCGGCGGTCCTCGCAGTCAGGGGGAATGATAGGGATAAGCACGAATGTCGCTAAGTGCGGGATCACATCCGCCACCGCCGGATATTTTATGAAGGATAAAAATGGAGCAATACGGAGATATCACAAAACTTCATGGCTATGATCTGGATCCCGTTGACCTGATCGTTGGAGGAAGTCCATGTCAGGATCTGTCTGTCGCGGGAAAACGTGCCGGACTTGACGGTGAGCGGTCAGGGCTGTTTATGGAAATGATTCGCATTATCAGAGAAATGAGAGAGGCTACACATGGAATATATCCAAGGTTCGCTCTTTGGGAAAATGTTCCCGGAGCATTTAGCTCAAACAACGGAAAGGACTTCGGAGCAGTTCTTGGAGAATTCGCAAGGCTCATTGAACCAAAAGCTCCCGATGTGCCTGTCCCTGAAAATGGATGGGCTTACTCAGGAATACTACTGGTCACCGGGGGGGGGAGCATTGCTTGGAGAACTCACGATGCGCAATACTGGGGAGTACCCCAACGAAGAAAGAGAATCTCACTTGTGGCAGATTTTAGAGGAGAATCCGCACCCGAAATACTCTTTGAGCGCAAAGGCGTGTCAGGGAATTCTGAACAGAGCGGAGCGCAGAGGAAAGATCCTGCCGGAAACATTGAGACAAGCACTGGAAGCGCAATCAGCTTCCAGGGACGTTCAGGAAAACCGGGGGGGAGGGAATCTTGATTCAAAACGATAAGACTGGTGCTTTATCGACATTGAACAATCAAATGGTTTACAAGTATGAAGAGAGTGATAACAATGAATCCGAGAACAATGAGCATGGTGTGCGGTGAAGACAAAGCTGCTACTCTGGGAGCGGATGATTACAAAGAACCACAAATCATTTGTCTGAATGATCAAGGGGGTGACGTAATGGGTGTCAGCTACACACTTAACGTAATTGACAGACCGGCAGTATATGACCCGTCCGTCCATCATGGATACAAGGAACTTGGGGATATCAGTGAGACCGTGAGATCACGCTACGGCACTGGTGGCAATAACGTGCCGATGGTTGTGGAACGGACTGCACTGTCCATCGGAAACGGACAGACCAACAATATCAGCATGAGCGACAAGGCAAATGCGCTGGACACAATGCATGATCAGCAAGCCGTGCTGTCAAATGTCGTTCGCCGACTCACGCCTCTTGAAGCGGAAAGGCTTCAGGGATACCCAGACCGATGGTCCGATGTGCCTGGTGCGTCCGACTCAAAAAGATACAGGGCCCTCGGTAACAGCATCGCACTTCCCTTTTGGGAACACTTGGCTCACCGCTTTGTTGAGATCGGGAATGTGCAGACAATCGGCAGCCTGTTCGCGGGAATTGGTGGATTCGAACTTGTCTTTCAGAGGGCAGGAGCGGAAACAAAATGGGATTCTGAAATAGATCCGTTTTGCAGGAAAGTTTTAGAATATCACTTCGGCAATGAAGAGACTAACAAAGAAGGTGATGTATGGAAATATTTGAACCGATAAAAGGATATGAAGAAACATATCTGATAAGTACAGATGGTAATGTATGGAGTAAAAGAAGCAATAAAATGCTGAAACCGAATACAGATAAGTACGGTTATGAGTATTTTGTATTCTGTGTTGATGGTAAACGGAAAACAGTGAAAAAACATCGTCTTATTGCAGAAACATTTATTCCTAATCCTGAAAATAAACCTACAGTAGATCATATCAATTGCAATAAGAAAGATAACAGAATTTGCAATTTGAGATGGGCAACAAATAAGGAACAATCAAATAATCCAATTACTTATAAAAAACTTTCAGAGAGAGATACAAAAGAATATCTCAGATATATCGGTGGGATAAAAAATTTTGGCAGGAAAAAGGTGACTGTATATAAGGGATCTGATTGCATAGGAACTTTTGATTCTCTGCTGTCTGCAGCAAATAAACTGGAAGTGAATTATTCAAAAGCATCTGAATGTGCTAATGGGAAAAGAAACCATACGGGTGGATATAAATTTCTCTGGCATCAGAGATAGATCCGTTTTGCGAAAGTGTTGTGAAATATCACTGCGAAAGCGGTGACTTATAAAGTCGGAAACACAAACACACTTTAGAAAGGGCGCACCACTCCCATGCGCAATACAAGTGGAATTGTGATTTTCAACCATTGAAGGGGCGGTGTATTCCGAACCGCCCCGCTTTTAGAGAGAACGCCGTAAGGGATGTACCCTGCGTTATGAACCGGGACAAAACAAATAGATGAAACTGTTTTACGTGTTGCTTCCAAACTGGTTCGTTAGGCCCGCTATGATCCCGGGGCGGGCCGCTGAGAATATCGGGGAGAGATCCCCGTTGTTTTACTGGGTGAGACTATTACATAAAACAAGGATTCAATTCAACCATTGTTATGGTAATTGTCAGACTACAACCGAATATTTATCCCCTTTACAAATGTCCCCGATGTCTGCCACCCAGGGCATCGGGAGGGGTGAGAACACCGTGGGGATGTACCCCATGTTTTACCTGATCGATATTTTAGAAAGGAAGGCCACACCCCAGGCCTCTCTCGCGAAACCAATATTTGATATTTTGGAAAAGACTGCCGCGGGGCTGTGATCAGGGGCTCCGCTTTGAGAACGCCGTGGGCAGATGGCCCGCGTTTTATCAGCGGAATACTTTAGCCAAGGAAGGAGCGTGTGCAACTCCATTGATCGGCGGCCGCCGGTCTTACCGCTGGGATGCGGCGGCATTTTTTGAGAGGAAGTGAAGGAAAACAAAATGAACGAAAATTGCCAAAAATGCAAATGCGGAGGGACGCCTGAGATTTACACCAGATTCCCTGTAACAAAACAAATGTATCAAGTCGAAATTTGCTGTCCGGAATGTGGTGAACAGGTTTTTAGTGGACGATGGCATCATGATAAAGACAGTGCTGTTGATGATGCCGTGGAAGAATGGAACAAAGCGATGGAGGCGGACAATGAGTGACTTGAAGACCTGTCCCTTTTGCGGTGGTAGACCGATCTGGGAATACTGTACTGAAGACCGTTTGGACATCTGCTGTGACACTTGCGGCATCACGTTCGAAGAAGGGTTTAGGAACCGGAAGGATGCCATTGAAGCATGGAACAGGAGAGCGATAGATTTAGGAATTACCAACCGGAATGATCATTTTCTTGACGCCACGAAAATGATACCAGAGCGGACGGCGAAGGTTGAAGCACAGTATCAGGTTGGAGATCACGGAAAAATTTATGAATATGGATCGTGCGGTGCTTGCGGTGCGCCAGTGATAAAGCCAGATAAGTACTGTTCCGAATGCGGAGCGAGGCTGGATTGGAGTGAGTGATGTATCACCATATCAATAGTACGACAGCACCGAAAGGCAAGAGTGAAACAGTACGGACGAACTGGAGATTAGATTGGAGGGACGATGAGTGATTTGATAAGCCGACAGGATGCGATAAATGCGATGTATCGGTTGGAGGCAGAAGACATTGAAACATATGGCTGTTCCATCCCGGAAGGTTTTGATTCGAAGCCAGCAATAGAAGCCTTGAGGGCTTTACCATCCGCAGAGCCAGAGCGGAAGAAGGGGAAGTGGCTTGGCGGAAACGGGACAGATACCTTTATCCATTGCTC